CTTGGCTTCAAGCCGATTTAACTCGGCCTGAACCTGCTCTTTGAACATTTCGATGTCGTGTGGCTCAGTCACTTCTTACTTGCCCCTTTGACGATACGCACGGGTTTTTTGCGAGATACCTTTAGGCTGCGCGACGAACTGCTTACCTTGGGCTTTTCCTTTTCGCTTGGCGGCAGTGGTTCGGGCGTATTCAGCAGGGCTAAGAGCTTTAATCGCAGCCTCTGGTAAATACCTTTCACCCGTGTCAGAAGATCGTTTACCACTCTTCGTCCTCCACTTCTGGGCAGTCCATGCCTTTAACGACTGCTGCGGGGCTTTCATGACTTGTACCCGCCGCCTTTTTCCTTATACCGCTTGGCTAGAAGCTGTGCTTTTCTCCCGCTCCATTGCCCTGCCGCCGTGCCCTGAACAGCACTATTTTTGATGCTGTTGAACAATGCTTTACGCATACCGGGCTTGGAGTAGTTACCAGCCTCGTTGACCTTGCTCTTGACCTTACCACCCTTGGCGTAAGACGACTCTTCTTCTCTCATGACCTTGAGAAGTTCGCCGCCACCCATCGTCCGCATCATCTCTCTGGCAGTAGCTTCGTCGCCATATCTTTTAATGAAAGCCTTCAGGATACGGGCGTTGTATTGGGTGTAGTCATCTTTCGCAGTTCCGCCTTCCTTGAAAGTGCGGATAGGCTTGCCCGTCCCGATCACAGGCTTGTCATCCCCGCGCCGCTTTGCTCGCGGCACCTTCTTGGGATTGATATCACCCATGCCTCGGGAGGGCATCATTAGACCATCTTCCCGCGAGTCTTGCCGCGAACGGCGCAACCATCAGCACGCTTAGAAGCGGAAGACTTAACGGCACCACCTTTTTTGAAGACCCCACGGCCTTTCAAAACGTCAGCACGAGTAACCTTACCGTCACCCGTCAGATCAGGCATACCACCGCTCTTCATACCGATAGTGTCGGCCTCGGGACTCTTCTGGAAGTTCTCGTAAGCCTCGCGCATCTTCTTAGCCATGTCTTGATCTTTGACGGCCCGAATAGCGGCAGCCTGCTTCTGAGCCGCAGCCTGACCACGAGGACTTGTGGGACCATACGATCCGCGAGTTTTTGGGCCGCTGCTCATTAGCAGTAACCCCCCTTATTCATCTTGACTTCCTTACCCTTGGTCTTGCCTTTGATAGCGATACCGTCAGCAGCTTTGCGGTAGGAACCACCAGACTTGGCCATGCCGCCCTTCTTCATGCCGTACTCGGCCTTCTCGTGCTTGATCATGGACTTGGGAGCGCCTTTCTTTTTCATAAAGGCAATCTCTTTCTTAGCCATAGCTTTTGAATCTTTCACGTTACCACCTTTCTTGTAGGACATTTCCGGTTCGACCGGACGGTTTGCACGGACAGGAGGAGCGACACCAACCGGGCTTTGCCCAGCGCGAGCCATCGCACGACCCGCTACATCTTCCATCATTCGACGAGGGCCAAGACCTTTGGCATCGCCACGGAATAAGGCACGGCCAGCGCCGTCCCCCATCTGGTCCATTTTCGCCTTCAGATTTCTAAGTAGTTTCGGCATTTCTATTTACCTTTAAATTTGCGACCCTTGTCAGCCTTCATGAATTCCTTCCCAACTTTCTGGGGAATTCCAATACGTTTGGCTGCTTTCGGGTCGTTAGCAACCAAGGCCATCAGACGATGTTGTTTACCCGACTTGCTTGGCATTGTGGTTCACCAATCGGTCAATTTTTTGCTCCAGCCGGTCAAGCCGGTCAAGGAGAACCTGTGCATCGGCTCGCACTTCAGCACGAGTAACATGGTCACGAGCGACTTCTTCTCGGGTCTTGTTGAGAAGTATCCCTAAGCGTTGAAGCTCAGCAAACTTCTCTTTCACAACAAAACCCAAAACGGCCACGATTCCCGTAAGAACCATGTTCCAAACCAACATTTCCATCTCAACAGTTCCATGCTCTAAGGGACTTGTTGATACGACTGTTGGGATCATTGGCGGTCTTCGCACTAGTCAGCTTTTTCTTCATGCCCTTCATACGGGCACAGAAGGAATCTCGTCGGGCACCACCTTCAGGCTGAGGTCTTTTCAGACCCGGTTTGCCGGGGTTAGCCGCGTTATACGACGCTCTCCCCTTAGCGTTTAAACCACCTTTCGGGTTCTTCCCTTCCTTACGCTGCCAAGCCGGAGACTTAGCCATAAATCACCATCGTTGAAACCACGGCTGACGGAATGATGTAGATGTTGGTCTGGAAAAGCAGACCCTCACCCGGCATCAGGATGTAATCCGCCGCAGTCGAACTTGCCTTGGTGTTAACGACGATTTTGGTAGCACCGCTTGCGCCACCGTCAATAAACGTAACGGTACCGGCACCCGAATCAGGGACGATGTAGATCGCCTTTACACGGGCACGGCCAATAACGAGGCTATTCTGGTCCAACAACTGACCTGCATCAGTGCGGACCTTACTAGCAAGGACATCTGTTTGCATACCCATCTGAGTCTCCTGTAATGGATGAAGGGGGCTAACGCCCCCCTACGAAATCTTACGGAGTCAGGCTGGAATACAGCGCGATGTACTTAACGGTCGAACCAATCTTGACCGGAATATAGCCAGCTTGGGCCGAAACCGCACCCGTGGCAACACCGGCAGTGATCGTGGTCGTGCCGATCACAAGAGTGCCCGTTGCAGTGACGGTAGCGCCAGAAACGTCGCCAGTTACATTACCAACAAAACCATTATCAGATGCAACCGGGCCGGAAAAACGTGTTTGAGCCATTATAAAACTCCTTTGAGATGCTGATACTTCAACGCCAATCTACGTACTGAACTCGTATCAGCACTAAGCCGTCTAGCGCGTTCAGCATACGTCAGGTCAGGATTGTCCACAATAAATTTTATCTTCGCCATAAATTTTGGGTCCGAGTGAAAACGAGCCATTTGTGCGTTTGAAAGAGTAGCTCGATATTCCGGACTGCGGTAATCAAACGTACTAGCTCTTCGCCCCAGTCGAATACGTTTCCGTATTTCTTCAGAATGGTGTTTACCCCTCATAGGGGCTTTAGCAAAATCCGCGATGTTATAAACGGTAGGCTCTTCAAACCAAGCTGTGCCACACAAGAACTCGTTTTCTAATTGGTCGAGTTCCTCAAGATTGGAGCATTCAACTTCGATAGCGCCATAAAACGCTGAAGCCCCATATTTGTTGTAGGCGTTCTGAAGATGTGGATTTGTATGCTTGTTCCAGCGAAGAAGTCGAAAGTGTTCTTTCAGCCGTTTTTTAACTCGCTGTGATTGCCCGACATAACATAGTCCAGTCACTTTGTTGACTATCTTGTATATGCCGCAAACATCAATTTTATAAGGCATTAACTACGCCCTAAGTCCTTGTGTTTGCCATATTACATATAAAAAAGAGGGGCTACAAGCATCGCTACTTGTAACCCCCCAATCACTAGCCCTCTAGGGAGAAAGCTATTAGGACGCGCCCGGCGAACCGAACATGCCCAGCGGATCCGACCAGCCGAAGCTATAACGCTCGCGGCTCTTGTACCGGACGTTGCCGGTGTCGAAATCGCCGTCCATGCTGTTTTGCAGCGGGGTACGTACGAAGTGCTTCATGCCGTTCGGAACGTCGGTCGTCAAGAACCAAGCGTTCGTGTCGGTCAAGAAGTGGTTCACGGTGTAACCGCCCGGAATCGAACCCATCGCCTTGAGAGCGTTGATGTCGTTGTCAGCGGTCGCAACACGGAGTTCCGTGTCGAGGAGGCGCTTGGCAGTGAACATCAAAGCCGGGGGCACGATGAGCTTGTTGGGCTTCGCCGCGATCAAGAGACCACGCTCGTCGGTCCAACCAGCGATCTGAATGACAGCCGCTTCCAACGAAGTTTCGTTGAGGTCAGAAGCCGTCAGACGGTTGCTGTTGGTACCACCCGAAACAAGCGGGTGATCCGCCGCGAACAGAGCCTTTCCGTCGCCACCAGCGTAGGTGGAGGAGAAGCCGTTGTTCAGGACAGAAGCCGCCTTAACTTGCTTCGTGTACGCCATCGCTCGGGCGAGCGCCTTGGTGTATCGC